ACACAAACAAACTAAAGGAAAATAATATGGCAACCGTAGTAATCACAGGGCGCGATATTTCTCTATCTTTCACAGGTGGAACAGATATCGAGGCACAAGCAACTAGCGCAGTCTTAACAAAGACAAACGTTCGCGAGACATATCAGACTCTTGATGGCGAAGCCTACAAGACAACAAACATTGAAGGCACTTTTGCTCTTTCAATGCTTGCTGACTGGGGTAAGGCTAACTCAGTATGCGAAGCACTATGGACTGCAGCAGAGACAGCACCAGACACAGATATCACTATCAGCCTTACTGCTGCTACAGGCGCAGTATTCTCATTCCCAGTAATGCCAGAATTTCCTACAGCAGGAGGCGCTGGAACAGATGCCCAGACAGTAGACTTTACTTTCAAAGTATCTAAGGGCGCAGTCACAGAGACCTTCAGCTAAACAATAGAAACGGGAGCGACAATGCAACAGCAAATAACAATTAAATATGTAGACGGATCCGAAACCACTTACCTGGTTCGACCACCTGACTACGCCAAGTGGGAGATGACAACTAAAAAGGTTATCTCTCAGTTTGGCGGCATGTGGGACATTCTTTATGTAGCACATTCAGCAATGAAACGTGATGCAGGAGGCAAACCAACCAAGACACTGGATGTCTGGATGGAGTCAGTCTCAGATATTGAAGTAGGTGGGGAAGACCCAAAAGTCATCCAAGAGGAAGCGTAAGCCGACTCTTAGTTGAACTGGCAATAGCAACACAGATCCCGATGGATAAGTGGCAAAGTGCCGAGGATATTCTTACAGCAATAGAAGTACTTGAGGAGCGTAATCGTGGCAAGTGAGCTAGTAGCACTAGACCAGACCGAACTCCGTCGAGTCTTTAAGGCGCTTAAAGGTATGACTGAAGAAGCAAACGATGAGGCCAAGCGCCAATCAGGCGCTCTGGCTGAATTCGCCCGGGCTGAAGTTATTAAAACTGCTAGCAGAGGTAATAACACTAAAGTCTCAGGCAGAATTGCTCAGGGTTCTAAAGTTAAAAAGTCAAGCCGTATTGGTGAGATTACTTATGGATTCGCTTCTCAGAAGTTCTCAGGTGGAGCAACCACTAGAGATATCTGGGGCGGTACAGAATTTGGTTCTAATAAGTTTAAGCAGTTTCCTGTTTGGTCAGGCCGCGAAGGTCGAGGCTCTAAGGGCTGGTTTATTTATCCAACGCTTCGCAGGATTCAACCTCAGATCGTTGCTAGATGGACTGAATCATTTACTAAGATTTTGAAGGAGTGGGGCTAATGGCAACAGGTACAAGAGCGTTAACGCTCAAACTTCTTGCTGACGTTGATAACTTCACTAAGAATCTTGATAAAGCCGATAAGGATGTAATGTCCTTTGGCGATAAGGTTTCAGATTTTGGAAAGAAAGCTGGGCTAGCCTTTGCAGCCGCAGGCGCGGCAGCCGTTGCCTATGCTGGCAAGTTAGCCATCGATGGAGTTAAGTCTGCCATTGAGGATGCAGCCGCTCAGGAAAAGTTAGCCCTTACTCTTAGGAATGTAACTAAGGCAACCGATAACCAAATCAAGGCTACAGAAGATTACATAACTCAAACTTCCCTAGCCTTTGGCATTACCGATGACGATCTTCGCCCATCGCTGGAGCGTTTAGCCCGGGCTACTGGAGATCTTGAAAAGGCTCAAAAGTTACAGACAGTTGCGATCGACGTTGCAGCAGGTTCAGGTAAATCACTTGAAGCCGTTACTAATGCGATGGCTCGCGCAGCCGAAGGTAATACTTCAGCGCTATCTAGATTAGGCGTAGGACTCACCGCCGCTCAATTAAAGACAATGAGCATGGATGAAATCACCGCTAAGTTAGCCGATACGTTTGAGAATCAGGCTTCCGTTAAGGCAGACACATTCCAAGGCAAATTAAGCCGTTTGCAAATAGCCTTTGATGAAGGCAAGGAAACCGTAGGTTCATATATCCTCACAGCCATAACTCCAATGGTTGAAACAATCGTAAATCGCGTAATTCCAGCCATTGCAGACTTTACCGATAACCTAGGTGAGAAGTTGCGCCCAGTAATTGAATTTTTAACTCCGATTACCAATGGCCTTCGCAAAGCCTTTAACACAGTAAAAGATTCACTAGCTGCTAATAGTGAGGAACTTCAACCGCTTCTTAACTTATTTAAGGCGCTAGCAGCGTTTGCTAGAGATGTATTAGCGCCAATCTTATCCAAGACTTTAGGCAAGGCATTCGAGATTATAGGCACAGCCATATCTGGCCTGATTGATGGCTTAGCCAAGGTAGTTACTTTTTTTAACAATCTTTACAATGCAATTAAGCGAGTAGTTGATCTATCAAAGCAACTAGGCTCTAACCTTAATCCGTTTGATGGCGGCAAAGTTTCAGGCGCATCTTCTCCTTCAGCACCTTCAGCCCCGGCAACTCCTTCAGGAGTTCCAAGTTACTTAAACGTCAGACCAGTATCAACCACAAACATAACCGTTAATGGCGCGATCGATAGCGAATCCGCAGCCCGTCAGATCGTCAGCATTCTTAACGATTCTAACGCTCGAGGAACCTTGGGCAGCGCGGCCTTCGTTTAATGACTGCATATACCCCTTCCTATAAGGTATTAATCAATGCCGTTGAAATTACCGATGTAACAGTAGCCAACCTAGTAATTACTTCGGGCCGTACCGATATCAACGTGCAGCCAATTGCAGGCTATTGCCAACTTCAATTGCTAAACTTTAATAATTCAAGCTATAACTTTACCGTCGGAACTGGCATTACAGTTGAGGTCACTAACTCAGTCGGGACTTATGTTCCTATCTTTGGCGGCTTTATTTCTGATTTTACTATTTCAGTTAATCAGGCTGGAGATTTAGGTTATACAACTACCGCATCTATTACAGCTCTTGGAGCATTATCTAAACTACCTAGAATCATCGATGCTGGAGTCTTATCCGCCGACTTTGACGGAGATCAAATTTACACGCTTCTTTCAGGCTACCTATTAGGTCAATGGAATGAAGTGCCAGCGGCTCAGACTTGGGCTACCTATGATCCGACTGAGACTTGGTTAAATGCAGTTAACATCGGCTTGGGCGAAATTGATCAACCAGGCGATTATGAGCTAATAGCCCGGTCATCTTCTAACACAGACCTTTATTCATTATGCACTGCTATTGCGAATTCAGCCTTTGGCGTTCTCTACGAGGATGCTAACGGCAATATCGGGTATGCAGATCAAACTCACCGCCAGGATTATCTAGCCAATAACGGATACACCACGCTTGATGCTAACCACGCTAATGGCGTAGGTTTGGCAGCTACTACTCGCGCTGGAGATATTCGCAATAGTTTTACTATCGTTTCTGGCAATAATGGCACTCATACTTATACTGCTACAGATACAGAAAGCCAAACTCTTTTCGGAGTTTATGCTGAGCAATACACATCTAGAATTAAAAACGATTCTGACGCAGTACTTTTAGCCGACCGTTATATCGATCTTCGAGCCTTTCCTTATCCAAAGTTTCAAAGCATTACTTTTGTACTTGGAAACCCTGAGATCGATGATGCTGATCGAGATGCTTTGATTAACATATTCCTAGGCCAACCAGTCTGGATTCAGAATCTTCCTGGCAATATCACCGATGGCTCATTCCAGGGCTACATCGAGGGCTGGACATTCAGAGCCAGCCTAAACAACCTGAGCGTTACTTTTAACGCATCTCCAATAAACTTCTCCCAAGTTGCGGTAAAATGGGAGCAGGTAAACGCAGCAGAGACTTGGAACACCCTAAGTCCAACCCTTACATGGATCAACGCGATAGGAGTCGTAGCCTAATGGCAACAACAACAACCAACTTTGGCTGGGATATCCCACAGTCAACTGACTTAGTAAAGGATGGCGCTACCGCCATTGCAGCCCTTGGCCAAGATATCGATACTGCCCTAATTGACCTCAAAGGCGGCACAACTGGCCAAGTCCTATCCAAGGCATCAGGCACAGATCTAGATTTCTCTTGGATCGAACAAGATGACACAACCCTTGCATTCAACGCCCAGACAGGCACTACTTATACGCTGGTTGCAGCCGATCTTGGCAAACTCGTAACCACTTCAAACGCTTCAGCAATTACGGTAACAATTCCACCTTCAGTATTTACAACAGGAAATCAAATCAATGTGCAATCAATTGGAGTTGGTTTAACTTCATTCGTTGCCGGTGCTGGAGTTACTATTACTTCAACTGGAGC